TGTTAAACTTTACTAATTTTGTTAACTTTTGTTGTCCTGTTATTGTTTCACGTGGAACAACCTGTTATTAATGTTTCACGTGAAACGTTTTGTTAACAGATATTAATTTTATTCTTTAAGATTTCTTAACAGAAAAAATTTGGTGGTTATTGAAAAAAGCCGTATCTTTGCACCGTGTTTAAGAAACATAAGTTGAACAATTTAAATTAAGGTAATTATGAACGAAAATTTTAATGAGACAATTTTTAATTGTATTACAAGCGTAAACGCTTTGATGACTAGTAATGAGGTAGCCAAAGACGATAAGGCGGTTATCAAGTTGAACCGCTTTAAGAAATGGCTCAATGAGTTTGCAGCTGCAAACGGTATGAACGAAGTTAAGTAGTTCACACCACAGGTAACACAGAGTTTAACGTTTAATAATTATAAGTTATGCCAAAGGGTTTTAGTTTTGCTAGTACTTTTAATAAGACTAGTTTCGGTATTGATACAACCGATTTTCCATTTGTTAAGTTAACAGACATCTACAACAGCGAGAAAGATGGTGGCGGTGATGTAGTACACCCTATTAACGGTATGTACGTTCACAAATCACAGTTGGGAGATTCACCTGTAATTATTGACGCTGAAAACAAGCGTTTGGTAAACTTACCACAGTTCACAGGCGATACGGTACGTGAGATTCTCGCTAACAGTGATGCGGTTGACGCTATTAAAGCAAATAAGGTAGGTTATACTATCTACGAATATGAATCACACGCTAAAAAGTGCTACGGTATCACATTCGTTGATAAGTAGAAGTTGTTAGTGTAAAGGTTGGTTTCACAGGGGCGGGCGAATTTAATTTGTTCGTCCCTGTCTTTGTTTAATTTAAATCTTTCTTAAAATGGCAAAACAGAATCCTATAGGGTTTACAAACAGAACGTTTGCACTTACTAGCAAAGTGCAATTAGATAAGCAGATATTAACAGCTGTAGAATCGCGTGGCTATTTGCGTAAAGAGATTGCACGTGTATTTCAGCAGGCTAACAGACGTATTCAGAACGTGGAAAAATCGGGTATAGTTTCGCCTGCTGTTGTTGCCCTTAACAAAGGAAATATAACAGGTTTCACTAAATTCTCTATGCGTCACAGTTGGGAAGATTTAAAGATTGAGTATTCAAAAGCGGTTTCTTTTTTACGTCAGCCGACATCTACTGCAACAGGTACGAAAGAATATGCAGAACACTTGAAAAAAGCCTATGATTTGGACGATAAAAGTTTTTCCCTTATGCAAGATAAGTTAATGGGTAAAATTGCGAGTGTTTCAGATGAGCGGTTTTTGGAACAGTACTTAATGCAGTACAAAGACTTTACAGGCGAATTAGAACAGGAATCCAAAGACGTTTCAGACCAAATCGAAGATGATGCGGTAAAAATTGAAAATGCCTTAGATGATGCCTTAGAGCAAATCGGCAATGACCCAAACGCAGAAGCATTTATAAATGACGTGGATTCATATAACACAGATGAACCGTTAAAGCGCATATTAGACGAATTTAAAAAATTTGGTTTATAATGAAAAAGATACCCTTTGCACTACATACAGAAACGTTCACACCCAAAGACATACAGAAAGTTCTGTCTTTGGCTGTTAACGATAAGAATTTTACAGGAAACAATAAGGGCGAAAAGTTTTTAAACGTTCCTGTATCTTTCGATATAGAAACGACATCTTTTTACCGTGATGTGGACGGTGAAGCATGTACCTATGACCGTTACATAAAGTTAGGCGGTAAACATACCAAAATGGAAAAATGTTCTTTGATGTACGTTTGGCAATTTGGTATTAATGGTTACTGCATTATCGGGCGCACGTGGGAGGAATTTATAACTATGCTGGATACAATATCAGATGTTTTAAACCTGTCTGAGAAAAGGCGCATTATTATATACGTTCACAATTTAGCTTATGAGTTCCAATTTTTTAGGGAGTTATTACAGTGGTCAAAGGTTTTTTCAATAGACCTTAGAAAACCTATTTACGGAATCACGGAAAACGGAATAGAGTTTAGATGTAGTTACCTGTTATCGGGTTATTCACTTGCAAAGCTAGGTGAACAGTTACACAAATATAAATGTGAAAAGTTGGTCGGTGATTTAGATTACAGCCTGTTACGTCACAGCAAAACACCGTTGACACAAAAAGAAATGGGTTATTGTTTGAACGATATTAAAGTAGTGATGTGTTATATACAGGAACTTATTGAACAATATAAAAACATTACTCATTTGCCGATAACAAAGACAGGTTTTGTGCGTAAATATTGCCGTTTTGTGTGCTTTAAGACAACAGACCCCAAAACAGGTAAAACAGTTCAAAACTTTAAGTATTTGGATAAAATCCATAACTTAAATATAACAGGTGTGGAAGAATTTGAAATGCTGCAAAGAGCATTTTCGGGTGGTTTTACACACGCAAACGCAAAATATACAGATGAGGTGATAGAAAACGTAGATAGTTACGATTTTACTAGTAGTTACCCATATGTGATGGTAAGCGAAAAATTTCCGATGAGTACAGGTGTTTTCGTTCCTGTTAAGTCTATGAAACAATTTGAGTTTGTTACTTCAAAATATTGTTGCGTGTTTGACGTGGAATTTACCAACATCTTTGCAAAATCAGATAATGAAAATCCAATATCTGTTAGTAAGTGTTTCGTGAAAGAAAACGTTTCAGAAAATAACGGTCGTTTGGTTTGTGCCAGTAAAATCTGTATGACTATTACAGAAATAGATTACAGGGTGTTTTCACAGTTCTATATGTGGGAATCTGTCAGAATCGGCAAAATGATTTGTTATCGCAAAGAATATTTGCCAACAGAGTTTATAAAATCTATTTTACACCTGTATGAGATGAAAACGAAACTAAAAGGGGTTAAGGGAAAAGAAGTAGAGTATTTGAATAGCAAAGAAATGCTTAACAGCTGTTACGGTATGAGTGTAACAAATCCTTTGCGTGACGAAATCGTCTGTGATGGCGAAACGTGGGACGTTGAACACTTGACAGGCGAAAAACGTTTAGAGGTGCTTAATAAATACAATGACAGCAAAAACCGTTTTCTTTTCTATCCTTGGGGAATCTATGTAACAGCCTATGCGCGGAGAAACCTGTTTACAGGGATAGCGGAATGTGGGGACGATTACATATATAGCGATACAGACAGCGTTAAAATTAAAAATGGTGACGCACATAAAGAGTATTTCAAAGCCTATAACGATTTGGCACAGCAAAAATTACGTGCAGCCTGTAAGTTCCATAAAATACCATTTGAAAAAGTTGAGCCTGTCACGATTAAGGGAATAGCAAAGCCTTTGGGTGTTTGGGACTATGAGGGACAATACAGACGCTTTAAAACTTTGGGTGCAAAACGTTATATGGTAGAGGAAAAAGGAGCGTTAACGGTAAACGGAAAAGATTACGATTACAGTTTGACGGTATCGGGTGTTAACAAAAAATCTGCTATCCCTTATATGTTAGAAACGTTTGGGGAAAACGGAATCTTTGACGCATTCACCAATTACTTAGACATTCCACCATCTGCAACAGGTAAGAATATACATACCTATGTAGATTACGAACAAAGTGGAACTATAACTGATTATTTGGGGACGGTTTCAACTTATGACACAAAGACAGGGGTACACCTAGAACCTACAGGGTACACTTTGAGTTTGTCAGTACTTTATATAAATTATTTAATGGGAATCAGATTAAAGAAAGAATAATATGAAACAGAAGAAAGAAAAGGTGGAAACACCGAAATTTTATTCTTTGTCTAGAATCTTAGCAAAGAACGCAGACTATAACGTTATCTTTGGTGAACGTTCAAACGGCAAAACTTATGCAACCTTATTGTACGGTATCAAAGAATATTTGCGCACAGGAAAACAAATGGCGTATATTCGTAGATGGCGTGAAGATTTAAGGGGCAAACGTGCCGAAAGTTTGTTTGCAAATCACGTTTCAAACGGTGTTATCGAAGAACTCACAAACGGTAAGTTTAATGAGGTGTTTTATGTTTCGGGCAAATGGTTTCTTTCAAGCTATGACCCCGAATCAAAGAAACGTGTACCCGATAACGTGCCGTTCTGTTTCGGTTTCTGTCTGTCAGAACAGGAGCACGAAAAATCTAGTAGTTACCCGAATATAACTACTATAGTTTTCGATGAGTTTTTGACTAGACGTTATTATTTGCCCGATGAATTTATGCTGTATATGAACCTGTTGAGTACTATTATAAGACAACGTAATGATGTTAAGGTTTTTATGCTTGGTAACACCGTAAACCAATTTTGCCCATATTTTACAGAAATGGGACTGAAACAGGTGCGAGTGATGGAACAGGGAACAATAGATATTTATAAATTCGGTGAACACGGTGCAACCGTGGCTGTAGAGTATTGTAGTACTATTGTTAAGCAGAAAGCGAGTAACAAATATTTCTGTTTCGATAATCAAAATTTGCAAATGATTACGGGCGGTAAATGGGAACTCGCAGTATATCCCCACCTACCTGTGAAATATACCCCGAAAGATGTGCTTTTCGTTTTCTACATACAGTTTAACGAAATGACATTACAGGGCAATATAATACAGGTGGAATCCTCAGACGGTGTTAATAACTTTATGTATATCCACAATAAGACAACACCGATTAAGGACACGGAAAACAGTTTGATTTATTCCCTTTGTATGAACGGAAAACCAAACTACAGACGTAAGTTATTATCCACAGCTAGTTATGTGGAATCTCAGATAACGAAGTATTTCGCCACCGATAAGGTATTTTATCAAAATAACGAAATAGGTGAAATTGTGCGCAACTACTTAATGGCAAGTAGCAGAAGTAATATTATTACTTAAAATATGTTAAGACAGTGAAAAAGTGTTTCATGTGAAACATTTTCCCTGTTTTTATTTGGTAGTTTCGGATATTTTGTTTATCTTTGCACCATTAAATAACAAAGTTAAATTTTGCTATATGGAAGTAAACGACATCATATCGTTAGTTAGTAACGTTGGTTTTCCTGTAGCTGTCTGTATCGCTCTTTTCTTTTATATGGAGAAACAGAATGAACGTCACCAACAGGAAACCGACAAGTTAAATGAAACCGTACAGAGTAACACGAAAGTGTTAACAGAACTTTGTACGTTAATTAAAACACTTGTAAAGTAATGAAAAAAGAGAATCTTTATAACTTGTATCAGACACATGTCAAAGACAAAGATACAGCCTTAGACACGTTCTTTCAGCGAGTTCTTTGTATGACATCAAAGATGTTTGAGTACACAGGTTTGCCCGATTCGATTCCGCAGGTAGAACTCGAAAAGATTCTGCAAACTAGTGGAAATGTAGGAATCGCAAAAGTTAACGGTGAACTGTACGCACTACAGGGAAACAGAGGTGGCGAATGTGATGCATATTACAGGGGAAAAGATTTTATTGTTGCAAATCCGTGGTTAAAATTGGATAAAACATACAATATCGGAAAAGATATTGTAGTTATCAATAACACACCGTTTGCAGATTCAATTCTACCTGTTATCGGGAAATATGGTGTACTTTACACAGACGCAGTTATTACTTTAAATATGACTAGCGTTTTAACTAGAATCACTATGCTTATATCGGCTAGTGATGATAAGACGAAACAAAGTGCAGAATCTTTCTTAAAAAAGATTTTGGACGGTGATTTCTCAGTTATCGGTGAAAATGCCTTTTTCAAAGGTGTTAATATGCAGACCCCACCGACACAGAGCAACCAACAGATAACACAGCTTATAGAACTGTTGCAGTACTACAGAGCTAGTCTGTTTAACGATTTGGGTTTGAACGCAAACTATAATATGAAACGTGAACGTTTAAACACACAAGAAGTTTCTATGAATATAGATGCGTTAATGCCTTATGTTGATTCAATGTTAACAGAACGTGTTGAGGGTGTTAAGCGAGTTAACGAAATGTTCGATACAGACATTACCGTTACTTTGGGGTCTAGTTGGAAGATTGAGCACGAAAACTATTTATCGTTACTCAAAGCAACAGAAGACGGACACGAACACACCGAAACAGAAGACGTTGACCCTGTGACGGAAAACGAAAATGAGGAAACAGAGGAAACAGAAGAAACGCAAGAAACAGAAGAAACGGAAACAGAAACAGAAGAAACAGAAGAAACAGAAGAAACGGAAACGGAAACAGAAGAAACAGAAGAAACGCAAGAAACAGAAGAAACAGAAGAAACGCAAGAAACAGAAGAAAAGGAAAACAAAGATGAAAATTAAAGAATTTTTCACGGTGGATAACGGTTTGTTTGAAACCATTTTTGAGCCTAATTTTCCTGTTTTGTACAAATCGATTTTCGGGGAAGATACTCCAAACTTAATCGATATTGATTTACGTTTCAAATATGGAAATAGGGAACTAGCTGATGCTATCACAAACGAAACTGCAACCGATATTATTAAAGGTATCATTACAGTTAAGTTTGATGAATGGCAAAAACAGATTCAAGTGTTTAATAACGAATATGACGTGTTAAACCCTGTAACATCAAAAGAAACCGTTACAGAAAATAATACGGTTGATGAAACAGGAAATAATAACACTATCGATTCAAGTGTAACGTTTAATAATGGGGAGTTCGGAAATGACGCAAAACAGCAAAGAGATTCCACAGGGAACAGACAAGAAACACGCACGAAGACAAGTAGTAAGATTGGTATTCCGTCTAGCGTTCCTGTTAGCGAAATTATTCAAAAAGAAATGAATCTCAGAAAAACCAACTTTAAAACACAGGTGGTAACAGAGATTGCAAAAGAAATTAGTTTAGATATTTATTAATTCTTAAATTTTATATAAAATGGAAGTAAAACAAATTTACGAGCTTATTAATAGCGTTTCATCTGAGGTTTTGGGCAAAACCAATTTGGTACACGAAGACCTCACAGGTATCGTTGATTTGGGCAATGAGGTTTTTAACCAAAAAGCCGTTGACAATTACGTTAAATCACTTGTAAACCATATTGGTAAGGTGGTTTTCGTAAACCGTCCTTACAGTGGTAAAGTTCCTAGCGTTTTGATGGATGCGTGGGAGTTCGGTTCTGTTTTGGAAAAGATTTCCGCAGACGTGCCACAGGCTGAAGAAAACGATACGTGGAATCTCAAAGACGGTGCAGAGTACAAACAAGACGTTTTTCATAAACCAACTGTTTCTGCAAAGTTCTTCAATTCAAAGATAACTTTCGAAGTTCCTGTGTCTATCACAGAACGACAGGTTAAGGAATCTTTCAGCAGTGCAGCACAGTTGAACGGTTTTCTGTCTATGATTTATAACGCTGTTGAAAAATCAATGACGATTAAGACAGACGCTTTGGTTATGCGTACTATTAACAATATGATTGCAGAAACTTTGGACGCAGACAAAACCGCCTTTGGCTTTGTTCCATCTACTCGCGAAACAGTAGATTACAGTTCTGCTAGTACTGTTAGATGCGTAAACCTGTTGAAACTTTACAATGAAAAGACAGGAACACAACTTACAGCTGCAACAGCTATTACCACACCCGATTTTATCCGCTTTGCAGTGTATATTATGGGTTTGTACTCAGACCGTTTGCAGACAATTTCCACCCTGTTTAATGTAGGTGGTAAGGAGCGTTTCACACCAAAGGACGTTTTACACACCGTTCTTCTGTCTGATTTTGCAGCAGCTGCAAAAACGTACCTGTATGCCGACACGTTCCACGATGAGAACGTTCTGTTACCAAAGGCTGAAACCGTGGCAAGTTGGCAGGCTACAGGCAAAGACTATGCTTTTGAGAACGTCTCAAAGATTGACGTAAAATCTGCTAGCGGTGCAACCGTTTCTATCGGTGGCGTGTTGGGTGTGATGTTTGACCGTGACGCTTTGGGCGTAACAAATTTGGATAAGCGTGTAACTACCAATTACAACGCAAAGGCTGAATTTTTCAATAACTACTACAAGTTTGATGCTGGTTATTTCAACGACACAAACGAAAACTTTGTAGTATTCTTTATCGCCTAATTTGGTTGTTTAACTGTTGAGGGTGTTTTCCTGTAGTTGATAGCACAGGAAACACCCTTTTTAACTTTGATGGTATGATTAAAATTAAAACTTTCAATTTTGACGGTAAACCGCACGAAGTAAACAAAAACCTACAGGAAAACAGAGAGTACACAGGATTGTTAAATGCTAGTTTCAACGTGTTAACACCTGTAGTAAGATTCAGAACTAGAACCCCTGTAACGTTTAATTACGTTTATATAGAAAGTTTAAACCGTTATTATTTCGTGAAAGAAATTTCGCAGGATGGTGACTTATGCACGGTACGTTTAAAGGTGGACGTTCTTTTAACATACAAAGATAAAATACTCGCTAGTAGTGGAACGTTGACACAGGGTGAAAACGTTAACAAATATCTTTCAAACCGTGCAAACGTGGTGGACGTAAGACCAAACGTAAGAAAGTTAGATTTTCCTAATAAGGAACTATTAAACGAAACAGGTAGTATTATAATGGTAACGATTAAAGGTAATAAGTAATGGCTAGTTATAAAATAAATTATAATCTTACCAACTGTACAACCACAGCTGCAAGTAGTGAAAATTACGACACAGACGGTAATATTATTCAATTTTGCGGAAAAGCGGTGGACGGTTGTTATTTTTTGCCAAATGACGGTGATTACAATTACATTTCACGTCTGAGTAGTGGAACGGTAAAAATTACTCATTTTAACCTGTCACGTGTTTCTGCTAGTGATGATTCAAAGGTTATTAGCGGTTCTATTGATGGTATTTCGTCAGATGGCAAATATTTTTCAAAGCGTTTAACTTTTGGAACTGCAAATAGCGGTGAAATGGAGTGCTATTTAAACGCACGTGGAGGGACACCCACAGTTAAAACGTTAAAGATAAACAATAACGTTTCAGGCACAAATGCCGTTTCGGTACAAAATGATACCAATTTCGATATAACGTTAACAGGCGACGCAGACGGAACTTTTACGGTTGTTCCTGTAGTTACTTACAAGAACACATATAACGAAACCGTACAGGGAACTATGAACGTTAACGGTAACGTAGCGACATTTAGTGTACCTGTAAAAACAAACGAAGAAGTAACGATAAACGGAACGTTCACACCGAAACCGAAAGAATTAACAATAACAAATCACGTTTCGGGTACAGTTGCAACATATATGCAAAACGGTGAAAATTTCGATATTACGTTAACAGGTAACACAGATGGTAGTTACTCGGTTGTTCCAGTAGTTAGTTATAAAAACGAAAGTGGAACAGCGACAACATGCGAAATGAACGTTAACGGTAAAATAGCTACATTTAGTGTTCCTGTTGCCACAAACGAAACCGTAACTATTACAGGTACGTTCACACCCAAAACACCACAGAAAGACGTTCCTATTACGTATAACGTGACAAATTGCACCGTTTCACCACAGCCACAGACAGTTAAAACAGGTAGCACGTTAAATTTGACCGTAACACCGCTTACAAATTACAAATTAGATTCGTGCAACCTTATTTGGAATGATGGAACGAAAGATGTTGCCATAAGTGTTACAGGTGGGGTTATTTCGTTCCCTGTGCCCGATTCCTGTGTGTATATCAACGTTAAAGCGGTGGCTAGTATAATAACACCTGTTGGACGTAATTACGGTGCTATAAACGTTTATTGCGTTACGCTTGACAATTTGGACGCATTTTCTAAACAACGTTTCTTTGAGATAAAAGATGATACACAGGGAATCTATGAAGAGGTTAATTTAGGCATCTTTGTAAACCGTATCAAACGCATATTTACAAACGTTCCTGTATCGGGCACAGATTCTTTGCGATGTGGTAACTACAACACAGGAATAACGGTACAAACACCCGAAAAGGACATTATTTTGCTAGATTTTGGCGATGTGACGTTAACAGGTTTAAACGGTGATTCGGAAGACTATAACGCACAAATTTCGGTATTTATTCCGTGCCGTGGATTTGTTGCTGTAGATAGTAAGTATATCGGCAAAACGGTAAACCTATCTTTCAAAGTGAACGTTATTACAGGTGATGCTGTGGCGTTTTTGTCCTGTGATGGTGTTATCTTTCAGTTAGAAAGTTTTTCCCTGTCACGTGATGTTATTTACAAGACAGGTACAACAGAACTTAATATCGTAGGCGGTACGCAGTGGGACGAACAAATTTTGTACGGTTTAGAACCTTATGTGATTATCACGCAGAACGCTACAATAAATAAGCCTGTGAACAATACACAGGAATCCGTAACAATCGGGGACGTAACAGGCTATGCACAGTTTGAAAACGTAGATTTGAACACGGTTAATTTGTTGGTAGATGAGTATAACGCCATTATTTCAGAACTTGAAAACGGTGTTTATCTATAAAGAAAAGGGACGGTAACAATGCCGTCCCTTTTTTTCTTATTTGCTGTAAAATTCGTTCATTAAACCTTTCTTACAAAGGAAATCAAAACATCTGTTTTTTGATACCTGTTTCTGTATCTAAACAGTTGGAAAGATATTCAACTACTTTCTGTTGTGCCTGTAGGGTATCAATTACAGAGTTAAGCAATAAACCGTTATTACCTGTAGTGTTTTCTGCTACAAACTTTAAATTGTTAATGGAAACTAAAATAGAATCCTGTAAAACCTTAAAACCTTTTTGCATAACTTATTTCTTTTCTAAGTTCATAATAATCTGTTGACGTGGTTTGCCGTTTCGTGGTGCTACAGAAACGTGATACCAAAAACTTTTAGACCCTTTGCGATGTTCTTTAATAAGTTGGTCAAAACCGCCTGTCTCTCTCAGAACCTTTCCCAAAGATTCCATATCTGCACAAATCAAATCAGCTGCTAAACCTTTTTGATGTTGACTGTTAGAAACACCGCCCACAGCCTTATTTAAAACAGGACATCTGAAACCGCTAGAAATCAGAATCGGTTTACCAACCTTTTCACGGATAACATCTAGATAATCAGCTAACTTATTCAAGTTATCCACTATCTCAAATGTAGGGGTGTTATCAATCCCCAAACGTTTTGCGGTTGCTGAGTTCAAAAACTCAGACAGGCTAAAATACTTAATCTTTTTCATATTTATTTTCTGTTGGTGAAACTACAAACCATTTACGACTATCTTTGTGTGTCGGATAACGACCCTTAACAGTAATAGAACACTCACCCGAAAGGTATTCTATTTTGTTGTTAAAGAACTCGCTTACTTTGTCAGAACGCACCATATAAACGGTAACGTTATTAACCTGTTTCAAAGTGATTTTAAAATAACTATGTTCCATATTATATGTATTTATGCCTGTAAGGGGTGAACCTTACAGGCGGTTAAACTTTAAATAGTCTTTACAGGTTTGCCGTCAACATCTAAAAAGTCAACAATAGCATATTCACCGACAAACTTTGTGCTTATCCACATATTACCGTAACAACGTTTGTAACCGTCTTTTAAAGCCGCAATTATTACGCTTACGTTGTTTGATTCCAAAGGTTCAAAACGGTTTTCAAACTTAAACTTTTGTACTCTTATCATAACTTTTAATTTTAATTGTTCAACTTATGTTTCTTAATCACAGGGCAAAGATACAGCTTTTTCACGGACTCACCAAATTATTTTCGTTAATAATTCTTAAATTAAAAATTTTAATCTTTTTAACAAAACGTTTCACGTGAAACATTAATAACAGGTTGTTCCACGTGAAACAATAACAGGACAACAAAAGTTAACAAAATTAGTAAAGTTTAACAATATTAACAGTGTTAATTAACAGTGTTAAATAATCGTAATTGCGGCACACAGCAAAAAGCGTGCCAAAGTGTGTTAGCAACTGTTAAATATATGTTGGGAAATGTTAAAATAGGGTGCCTTGTGTACCTTT